CTCTATTTTTCACAAGTGACGTCCAATAGCGTCGTCAGGTTTTGCAGCCCCAGCAACGTTTCCTCTTTTATCCATTGTCACAGAGGAACATCGCATTTAAAACACGACCAAAAGGAGTGTTATCTACAATGTAACACTTGTCGGGCTCAAAATGCTTGCATTGTTCTATGAACTCAATGCATTCACCAGCTGAGAACTTATAACGATCCATCATAAATTCAATGTGATACTTTTCTTCTCCATCCCCCGCATAAGCTGCCCAACTGTCATGGCTGACATGATTGCTATAATTGGTGGGATCTTCATTTCCCCAGCCGAGCATAGACTGGAAACGACCAGAAAAAGTTGAGCGGATGGTTTTAGGAGCAGGTCGCTCTATTCCTAAGCAATCCAACAAATTACGCATAGCAGGATTGAGCGACATCCCCGCACGGGATCGAGCTGATTCTTTTACCCGAGCAAAGAACTTTTTCAAATTCAACTTTTGAGGCATACGCACGGCACACATTTTTACAATCGCACTAGGCAGAGGAACAGCGGAGAAAACGTTCTGTCCAAGATTGGGATTGAGGACAAAATAACGCTTATGATAGGTAGCACGCGGAAAAGTACTATCTACATACACTTTCAATTTCATAGTAATGCCTAAAGTAGCCCAAGTATTGACTAAAAACCGACAAACATGATCAGGGTCTGTAAGAGTAGTGCTGAACCAACGTTGCAAACCAAACAAAATAAGCAATCCAACGATGAAAGTGTTGCTAAAGGAAGTGTGTGCGACTCCAGTTTTCAATTGCGGTTCCAAAAACTGAATCGTTGTTTTCAACAGGCGCCCACCGGGTTGGCGAACATAGTAACAAGCAGGTTCATCATAGGTGCGTAAAATAGCAGTAAGAATTTCCTCAGGCATTCCCATCCTCCTAAGAGCCACTCCAAAAATATCGCGAAATAGTCCTCTCATACTTTGATCACACATGCTTAGATCTCCTTCCAGTTCATAGCGATGACCTCCCCAATACAAAACAGTTGTGTTATCGTCCCCAACCACAGCTATAAACACCTCATTCTTTTGTCCATTCCAAGCACGTGTCATGAAGGCTGCATCCTGCACATCTGTAGTGTCGGCCATATAGCGCAGATAATAGGTCATTCCTTCATGATGAAAAACAAGTTCTTGCGGCATTTCAACAACATAATCACCCATTTGCACTCCAACATCATCCACTTTCTTCACCTCCTTCTTAGCGGCCATTAGAGAAGGTTGGGTACTAGCAAACGTCCAATCAGAAGCATTAAAAATGGAACGCGGTTTGCCCGCATCATTCAAAAGAGCGGAAGGGTCCAAAGGCTCAATAGTGTCATCGTGCCCTGCCAAATTTGCAAACAAAGACTCATCTGTTTTCGGAAAGAAAGTCATAGTGGAGGCATTGTCCTTGGCCCCTCCAGCTTGATACCTCAGAAAAGCTTCTAGACGCTTCCGCGCTTGAGGGCCAGGCATATTTTCAATGGTCTTTTGAAATTCCTCTAAGGATAGATCAGAGATGTTCCAGTACGTAGGATCATATTGAAGATTCCATTTGTCAAGCACGTAGTCACAGAACTTTGAAAATTGATTGTCCAACTCTCCCCCATAATCAGGAAGAGATTTGCCGCACCGCATGGCGACTGTCCAAAGCCCTGAATGGGGACTAGGTACATACAAATCTTTGGCATGAATCCAGTAAGCCAGCTCAGGCCGAGCACCCGAATAATCATCTTCAGTCATTTCGTCTAAGGTCTCGATTTTTATTCTAGTAGTATCATAAGGGGGCATTTCATAAATACTCATGGTTACACTATTACCTTCCAAATCCTTACAAACGGCATACACATCTTGTTGTTTGAAAATGGGAACGGACATTTCTGTTATGCCACAGTTGGCCCCAATGTGCTCATTGTGCAGCATAAATTCATCGAACTGATCAGGAGTCAACATGCTCGCAAAACTCATTTCCCACTCCTTGTCAATTTCATTCAAGTTAATTAATTCACGACGTTGGTTGTAGAGGTATTCTTTTTGCTTGGATATACGAGTATTGTGTGCAACAGAATAAATTTGTAAAATGGGTATGTCTGCCAATCGCGTATCCAATTGACGGGATGAAAGTTCCCCATGATTCTCATCAAACAAATGATCATTGAGAGGATCAACCACAGCATGCACTTCCTTCAAAACTTCTTCTTTCACATATTCTTGACTATTAGTACCAGGATTTTCAACGGCGAGTGGCAACTTAGAGTTTAATAGACCAGGAACGTTCAAAGCATGATTGTAACATGGATCCAATTGCGAGCCATCAACGGGTGCCATAGACGTGTGTTTCATGGAGCTCAAATACAACTGGTTGATCAGGCGTAAATTGAAAAGCCAACCGGAAAAAGCACTTTTGAATTGTGTGTCGGTCCATTTTACAGATTCCAAAGTTGCATTGCGACGAACCATAGAATTGCCTTGAGCCAAAGCTGTCCCTACCACTACCTCGGACCAGTATTCACCATAGTTCGGGGAGAATTTCGTCAATAAGACGCGGCAAGCGGTTACATAGCTTCCATCATGTATGTCGGTCAAACAAGAAAACAAATTAGGGGCCAACGTATCCACCAGAACCGGCACTTCCGCCAAATCTTGCTTACCCCACCAATATTGACGAAGAACATCTTTAGGCACTGGTTGTACTTCGTATCTATCCGGTACAGTCCACCAATTTTCAGTTGGGTTTACATACCTTTTATAAACACAAACATCGTCCACAATCCTGTCAACTCTCCAACCATTTTCTTCTAGATACTGAAAATGAGACATACTCCAGCATTCGTTGAAAAAGAATGCCAATTGGTTGCTGTAAGGTAAAGGACCAACCAAATAATTGCAGACTTTACCACTGGGTGTGTTCATGGGGCTTTGAGAACGAGGATGTACAACAGCGGGAACATTGACATGGTAAGAGAACTCACGCCATCCAAAGGCCATGATGCCTTTCTTGTATGGCAACCACGCCGGTAAAGAACTGAAAGAATCGCCCAAACCAAAAACCTTACTCATAGGGAGTTGACGTACATCCGCACGATCCACATAATCCAACAAGAAGCGCCATTTAGGGGGTATAGAGTTGCGCAAAGTGACCAGCAACGTAAGTTTCCCTTGATCATTGATCTCATCAATACACTTCATGATATAATCAGCATTCCCACCACAAGCGATTGCTTTGGCCTTTTCTACGACCATGTGTTTGCTCAGTTTCCTCACCATTTCCATCATGGCTCCTCGTGCCGTACGGTCGCGCAGGGTAGTGCTAGGATTAATAAAATTGATGGCACGAATCTCTTCACGTAGACGTTCTGGCCCTTCTAACGAAGAAACATCAGGTTCATAACGACCAACGGGCATGGGCGAACTTTGAAGCGCTTTCAATTGATCCAAATAAAAACGAGTCTTGTCTGAGAGATTGATCAAATCACTATTCCGCCACTGTGAATTGGCGAACTTTTCGTATTCTCTAATATATATCGCATCAAAACAATCAGGGGTCACACATTTGCGCGATGTGGGCTTGTACTCCTTCTTGGGAACGAAAGGACTAGGCACTCCTCCTTCAGGGCCCAAAAACGCAGCCAAACGATCCATCAAAGGATCACTGTCCTGAGAAGACGCTAAAGAAGAAGGAGGTGAAGAACTGGAAGGAACAGATGGACGGAGGACAGGACTTGTTGGTGCGGAACTCGCTTTTGGTAGCTTAAGGGGAACGTCAGCCTTAGCATTGGTTTTCTGGGCTTCTTTTGGGGATCGTTTCTTAGGAGTAGGTTGTTGTTCTTTAAATGGTTCAGGTGCTTTCGTTCGGATGCCTTTACGCACCTGTTCTTCTTCTTGTAGACGAAAAAGAATGATCTTTAAAGTCCTCATTTCCTCAGCACCCGCACATTTAGGAAAACATGCACACACTTCAACGTTTTCGCCACGTACATAAGGAGCATTGCAACTAGGGCAAGTGAAAACCTTGCAGTGCTCAACAATGGCTTGTTCGGCGCAACTCTTTTTGCCATAACGTTCCTTGAAGTACTTAATGATACGATCATCGGCCTTGGGAATATACACTGGGCCCGGATTCGACTCAATGTCTCCATCCAACATAAGAGAAGGAGCGGGGGGATCGATAGCAGCCGCCCACCATTCATAAAATTCATGCCAAGATGAAGGATTCTGACGGTGGGTGAGAAACCAAGCGCGTTGAGTTGTTCTCAAATGATCGAGGCCGGAGAACCATCTCTGCTCAGATACAGGAGGTATCACTTCTTGTGGCAACCATTGGAAATAATTGCGGAAAGGAAATTCTTCTAGGTACCAAAGGAAACGCAACACCGCAGTATGAGGAGGCACGAAAGTAAGGGTCGCATGAAAGGCGGTAAGCATTTCCCCACAAGGACACACATGGACAGGATATTCTAAATCAGAGTCTCGAAACCAACGCGATAATATTCCTTCATCCTGAGGACCGGGCACTCGCGCGTAAAAGCAAGAAGGGCAATAGAACACTCCATCAGGCCATGTTAATTCCCATAAACTTTGAATATCGTCAAAATGTTCAATGAACCAAGGACCGGGGTTAGGCTCAACTCCTTCACGGGTCAGGTCACGTGTCCAACCTTTGTGTAGACGTTTGAAATGATGCGCGCACACCCAACAAATATTCGGAGGAGCATCAGAGAGATCGCTCCATAAGCGGTCTTCACACGCAAAAACACGTGCTACGAGGCGAAATTCACCACATGGCCCTTCCCAGACAACCATGGGGTAATCGCCAAACATGTATACTCTGGTCGAGTATGCGCACATGCAATATGAGCCATGCTTATGCGTCTTGATACGGCATTGCTTGCCGGTAAAATGATCAGCTTGATATTGGTTAGCAGAACTTTGCACAAGTTCAATTAAACGTTGATTATTTAAATTGTAATTCATTATTGATACTACGGTATCTTGGTCTTGGAAGCTACGTTTACCAACGGATCCTCTAAGCGGGTTTCCCACTATTCACAAGTTGATCCTATCGCAATTTTCTTTTCTAGCTTTGCAGCATAGAAAATTCTTGCAGAAGGAACAATGATGTGTTTATTACGACAGCGAGTCGGGCTGAAAGAATTACAGAAGGGGCGCATTGAAAGGAAGGCCCATTACCTAGAAAACTAACATTTAAAATTAAAACAATAAAAGAAACAAGTTCAACACTAAGACAACGAGATTTCCCCAGTGCTTACATCCATGACACCGCAGCGTTGGATGGTGTTAAAGGGTTGGCCTCAGAAGTGACGGTTGAAACTTAAACAATAAAACTAACTAAAAGAGAAATAATAAAAAGAAGAAAAGAATGCATTCACTATTGCCATTGTCATCTGGCTGAGTGTGCATGTCGGGCATGTACCTTGTTGTACATACGCGTTAAACCTAATCGGGCGTCTAAAGAGCGTTCTGTTTCAATGGCGGCTTACGAAGAGGTGTCCAAACCCCTTTACCAGGTGAGCCAAAGGCGTCCTGGGATTCCACACAAACCTCTTTCTAACATTCGATTAGGGCCTGGAGATAGCGTTGCATATGAGGCCGGAGCCAAATATCCCGTCCACTATCTCCTCAGGGTGCATGATGTAAAACTAACAAGGGTCTACCTTGCCTCGTTTTAGAATCTTACGCGCCTTACAGCGCATAGAACCATCAAGGTGCATCACCAAGCTCCTTACCGGTCGGTCGTAAGGAGGATATT